ATGAAATGCCTTCAGGGAGCCTGTAACACTATCACTAAAAACCGTCCGGCTATATTTTGTGAGGCCGTGGAAAAAGATGTTACGGAAAAAGTGGCCGTTTTCCTTGGCCATTTAGGGTATGAAGGATTCTGGTTCCTGAATAACCGTTACAGAAATGATAATTTCCTGGCCTGCCCCGTTCAGATGCACAACAAACTAAGTTATGATATAAATATTATTTTTTTGCATTCAGCGGATAGTAGCCCTTCCGCTGAGTTTTGCCGAAGGCAGCTTGTTAAATATCATTCTTTTGACCAACTGACTGAAGGCCTCCCCGTACTTTCCTCTTTTATATAATATACTCTTCGCCCCGGGATACACAAACGATCAATCTGATTTATCCCGGGCTTCATCCCCCTCATTTTTTAGATACGATGGGAGAGTTGTCCATGGATAAAAAATGTATCTGTATTCCCCAAAATGTTATTAGCGGCCGTTTTTAACATTCAGCCGCTATGAAGCAAAACTTAAACCAGCTCAATAGGCCACCCAACTCTGTAGTTACGTATTTCCTCCAGCGTTTGCAGCGCGCAGACTTCAGCCTTCATCTGCAACTGACGCGTATTGATTTCAACCCCTTTGTTGAACATCGCCAGCTCGATGGCATCCCCCAGAGCTAACAACTCAGCCGCAGTGACGGGCACGATATTGTTGTCGCCGTCGGTCCACGCAAAACCATCAGGCAGTTGCCCGCTTCTGGCAACAGTCAGCGAGGTTGAAATTCGTTCCTTTGTACGCTTACCGAAATCCCAGCGACGGCCGTTAAACTCCATGAGATATTCGATATTCTCCTGCTGGTCACGCCAGAGGTTAATCTCTTCACGCCTGGCTGCTCTTGCTCTTTCCAGCATCTCTGGTGTGGCGACGAATGGCGGGATTTCGCCATACTCGCCATTTACCAGAGCGTGGTAAAGCTGTCGTCCATAGTCCGTTACATCCAGGGAGGTGGCCGTAAAGGGAGACCATACAGGCTCCCCCCTGGCATCCACGGTCCCCTCAAACTGAACCTCGCAGGTGATAGCACCATATTCGTTGTACGCGGCATTCCTGACCGCAGTAATAAAGTTCACTGCTTCCATTACCTTACCCTCTGAAATAATGTTGAGCCATTTGCTGCTGCATCCCCAAGTGCAAACCAGGTACCCGCCCGCGGTGGTGTCAGCGTGCTGCCGGAAACTTCCCGCATATAACTGACAGCAGCCGTCGTCACACTAAACAGATACGTCCCCGGATACTCACTGAGTGGTTTGCCGGCGAACTGCCACCAGGCCGACCAGCCATAGTTTGCGCAGATGCGGGACATCATCTGGCCTTCATAATTCATGAAAATCTGAGCGGGGTAGCGGACTCGGGGGGCAGCCCACACAATCCCCCAGGCTGCGTTACCTGTTGAACCGGGAATGGGGTGATTACTTACTGCGGCGGCGTTACTGTTTTCCTGTCCTAATAATGGATAGGCATATGTCCCCTTACCAACATCGTTGAAATCAGTGCCCATCGGTGTAGTCCGCAATACGCCGTCTGGTGCAATCCCCTCCCCCTTGTCTCCTTTGTCACCCTTGTCTCCTTTGTCACCCTTGTCTCCTTTGTCACCCTTGTCTCCCTTATCACCAGGAGGCCCGGGTGTTTTGGCTATTTCCTGTGCCTCAGCAAGGGCCTGCCAGGCGCCCTCGTTTGCTGCTTCGGCCCTTTCTGCCAGCCCCGAGGCCCTGTCTATCTCCTCACGAACTTCGTTGCGCAATTGTGTTGCTGTTGCAGCTGCGGCATCAACAGCCGCATTTTGAGCAGCAGAAGTAGCCCTCTCAGCTGCGAACTCTGCAGCAGTTTTACTTTCTTTAGCAGACGCCGCATGCTTTTCAGCCTCAATCTCCTTTTCAGCAGCAACGGATGCAGATGTGGCTGCCAATTGTTGTGACGCAACAGCATTCGTCTCTGACGTTTTAGCGGCTGAGGCACCCTCTGACGCTTCTGCTGCCTTTGTTGATGCTGTTGCTGCGCTGGAGGACGCGGACTGTGCCGACGACTCGGCCTGTCCGGCCGATGTACTGGCTGCGCCTGCTGAATCTAAGGCCTCACTCGCATGGGTTGCAGCCAGCCCGGCAGATGTGCTGGCATCGGTAGCTGATGTCTTTGCATCAGCTGCATACTGTGACGCAGATGCTGCATTACGCGCTGCCTCTTTCAGCATTTCTTCAAACTGTTTCATTACCTCAGGACGAAGATCTGCCTCTGTCGGTGCATCCAGGAATGCATTTAGCGTGTCTGGCTTATCCGTTTCGGTTACACAAATATCACCAGCACGTATCGGCGGGTATCCATCCCGCCATAATGTAACGTCGTAGTAACCAGGCTCTACATCTATGCTGTATTGCCCATTTTTCGCAGTCAGTGTTGAAGAGGCGACATGCACCACTACCGTGGGACTGGTTTTCCTGGCCCGCAATTCAATACGACAGCCAGCAACAGGAAGGCCTGCGCCATCCAGAAGAACACCGGAAATTTTAATGGCCATAATATCTCCAAAAAAAACCGCCAGGATGCGGATTCTTAAACCCTATAGTTGCTGCCATAAATCGCCGATTTTTATCACCCATTCCCCTCTGTCATCATTAATCTGTATAAGCTGGTTGTTCATCCGTAGTCCTGATTTCCGCCGCGGATCTGCCAGAATAGTGACATCGCCTGCAGGCGTTACAATAAATCGCCCATTGACATTCATCGACTTAACAAAGGTTTCATTCATAAAGATCTGTCCACCCTGTGCCACAAACATCGGCGATGTATTGCCATTTGCAGGATCAATAAAGGCGATCCGGTTTGCAGCAACCAGAAACTGGCTTAACTTACCTTCGGGAGTATCCTCCATACCAAGGCCCAGTCCGGCAACGTAATGCCTGCCATCCTCCGTCTGCTCAATTTTAACGCCCCACATGGCGTTCCATTTGTCGTTAGCGTCTTTCCACTCTTTTGAGAACTGCTCCAGTCTGCTGGCGTTATCCTCCGTCAGTTCAACTTTATCCAGTAACTCCTGACCTAAATGGGATTCCGTTATCTGGCCTTTAAAAAAATTCAGATAACCGGATGCATCGTTACTCGGCTGGCCAACAGCTTCCACAAACGCTGATTTCCCGACGGTATTCACGCTCCGGATATAAAAATAATAATCCCGGCCAGGCTTAATATTTATACTGCCGGCTATCCAGTACAACGCCATTCCCAGATAGCGGGCAGTTGTTTCAATCTGCCTGGTATCAGCAATCTGCTTTTCTGAGAACCAGAATTCAAACTGTACAGTCGGGTCATAAACCGCAAGATGTGGCGTTGCTGTTATCTGAAAATATCCCGGCGTCAGTTCAATATGCGACGGTGCAGCAGGAGCCGCAATTCTGAAAGAAACCGATGCCGGATTTCCCTGCTGACCCCAGGCATTGACCGCCCGAACCGTCAGCGTGTAGCTACCCAGCGTCAGCTGTGTGAACCGGTAAGTGGTTTCCGTCGTTCTGGCCGTTGTGACCAGCCGTTCACTGCCGTCATCGGCAGTCACCGTCAGACGAAGCATGAAGCTCACGCCCTTCACCACTTTTGGCGTGTCCCAGCGCACCAGTACCAGATATTGTCCGCTGTCTGCGGAGACTTCTGCTGTCAGATGCTGCACCACTGGCGGTGTGACACCGTTTACCGTACCGCTCAGGTCGCCGTCAAAATGCGCCCCGTTATCCACGATGGCCTCTTTTCCCGGTACATGCTGCACGGCGGTAATGGCATACGTACCGTCATCGTTTTCCCGGATACTCACGCAGCGGAACAGACGCTGGCGCAGCGTCGGCAGCTTCAACCCCCACGCGCTGTATTCGGCAACTCCGTCAGGAACCCGGCTCACTTTCACCTTCACACCGTCAGTGACGGAATGAACCTCCACGCTGACCGGGCTCCCCTGCCCGTCAACCAGACTTATCAGCGTGGTGCCGGAAGATGGCAGGGTGATTTCACGGTCGAGCGTCAGCGTCCGGGTCTGGCTGTTCACCGCCAGCACGCGCCCGCCCATGCTTATCCCGGCATAGTCATCGTCACAGATTTCAATGACGTCCCCCGGCACATGGCGGAGCCCTTCGGCTCCAACGCTGAAGTCCACGGTCTGCGTTTCCAGCAGCTCCGTTTTTATCAGCCACAGCCCGGCACGGTGCGCCTGTCCCCTGCTGGTACAGCCAAAGGCGTCCATCTTCGTGACATTACGACCGTAACGGAGAATGGCCTGCGTGTCCTCCACGAGTTCTGTCGCCGTTTCCCAGCCGTTATTCGGGTCAATCCAGTTCACCTCAACGGCATTATGGCGGTCCTTCAGGGCGCTGAAGCTGTAGCGAAACGGCGCACCATCATCCGGCATCACTACATTACTGCGGTTATAGGTCCACGCCTTATCCGCCGGCCGGTCCTGCACGAACGTCAGCGTCTGTCCGTTCCATACCGGCATACACCGCATCGCCGAGCAGAAATCACTCAGCACATCCCACGCCTTACGCTGCGTGGTCAGGTAAGCATTACAGGTGATGCGCGGCTCCGTGCCACCAAAGCCGTCCGGCACCGACTGGTCACAATACTGGCCGATGACATACAGCGCCCATTTGTCCACATCCGCTGCACCAAGACGTTTACCCATGCCGTAGCGCGGGTGGGTCAGCATATCCCACAGACACCAGGCCATATTGTTGCTGTATGCCGGTTTAAACGTCCCGTCCCAGATGCCGCTGTACTTCCGCGTTTGCGGGTTATAGTTCGACGGTACCTGCAGAATGCGCCCGCGCAGATGATAATTACGGCTCACCTGCTGGTTGCCGAACTGTTCCGAATCCACCTGCACACCAAACAGCGCTGTGTTCGGGTAGCGCTGTTTAACATCGATGATTTCGGTAAATGACGACCAGATGGTTTTGTTCTGCTGCTGGTCTGTAGTGCTGTCAGGCGTCATCCTGCGCATACGGATATTGAACGGGCGCGGCGGGAGATTATCCACCACCACCGAAGCCAGATACTGCGAGGTGGTCTTGCCCTTAATGGTAATGTCTTTTTCCGTTACCCATGCCCCGTTGCGCTGGAGCTGGATCAGCAGCCGAACTTCCGAGGGATTCCTGTCACCCTTTGAGTTTGTACTGACCAGTGACTGAACGCCAAACGTAAAACGCAGGCGGTCAATGTTGGAAGACGCGATAGTCCGGGTGACGGGATTATCGTATTTTATCTCTGTTCCGAGTACGGTTTCTGAGCCAGATGACTCGAATCCTTCCGGAGGTGTCTGCTCCTGCTCTCCGGCTCTGTATACTACGGTTACCCCGTGTATATTCGTGCCACCGCTATTGTCCAGAACGGGGGTATTGTTGATCAGAACACTCTGCAGGCCGTTGACAGGCCCTTCAATTGGCCCCTCACTGATGGCATCGATCACACTCAGCAACTGCGTGGACTTCAGGTTGTCCTTCGCTTCGCGCGGGGTATGCCCCTTACTGCTGCCTTTACCCATTCCTCACGCTCCATAAACGACAAAACCGCCCGGAGGCGGTTTCACATAAAACGTTTTTCATCAGCGACCAATCACCACAACCTGACCACCGTCCCCTTCGTCTGCCGTGCTGATTTCCTGAGATACCACGCGCGACCCCACACGCATTTCACCGTACAGAACAGGCAAAACATTGCCCTGGGCAACCATGTTATCCAGCGAGGAGAAATAGGTGTTCTGTTTGCCGTTATCTGTACTGGCTGCCGTGGGCGCCCGGGCTTTCGGTGCCAGCATCTGCGCCACACCGCCCAGAACCATACTGGCGCCAGCTGCATACATGCCCGAAACAGCTGCTGCGCCCAGCCAGCCCGCGGGGTTCCACCACGCTACCGCAATCAGCGCTGCGCCGAGCACCGTCTGAAAAACACCACCTCTTTTTGCGCCAGCCAGACGTGGAACAATGTGAATTATGGCTCCACTGGCCAGAGGTTCATTCAGACGAGCAGATAATTCTGCTTCGCCTGCATCACGACCGGCAATCCTTACCTGATACCAGCCGTCGCTCAGTTTCTGACGAAACGCCGGGATCTGTATGCCCAGCGCCCGGATAGCTTCCGCCCCCGTTTTCACGCGCAGATCGATGCGGTGGCCAAATCGTTGCAAATCCCCGTAAAGGCAGATGCGTGCCATGCCCGGTGCCGCCAGAGGGAATGTGTGCGACGTTCCCATTTTTCGGTATACCTCTCTCGTTTGCTCAGTTGTTCAGGGATGTGATGCAAAAGCTCACCATCGCCGCAATAGATGGCAGCATGATTTGGCACCGATGCGCCAAAGCAGCACACCAGTACATCTCCCGGCTGCGCTTCTGACTGAGTGACACGGTAAAACCCTGTCGCCTCCAGATTATCCAGATAGAGGTTCTGACCTGTACGCCACCAGTCTTCCTCACGCTCAAAATCCGGCAACTCTATTCCTGCCAGATGATAGGCATCACGGAACAGCGTGTAACAGTCCATCACACCGTGCTCAAATCGCCGCCCGGTGAGATGCGGCACGCATCGAAATTTATGAATCGCGCCCTGGCAGACCAGCCACCACGGTAAATCACTCTGCACCTGCAGCCGCCGGTCGGCCTCACTCAGCCAGGGCAGCCCACCGGGGTGGCTGTGGACCAGTGCCACAATCTCACCCTGTCTTTCTGCCCTAACCCACTCTTCCGGAGACATGCGAAAATACATCCCTGGTTCTGCCGACAGGTTTTCGCAGGGGAGATACTTCTCACCCTCCGGCTTTCTCACCACGAAGCCACAAGACTCTGCAGGCTCGCACCTTTCGGCATGAGCCAAAATATCCTTAATCATAAAATTGAAATGCCTTTCGTCAGAACCGGAAAAAATCCTCGCCATCAATGACCAGCACAGGAAGCGTACTGGTTATAACCTCATTGTGGTTCCATGCCGCAATACCAAACGCATAATCACCAAACATATCCGACTCACGCCCACCAAAGGCATGACAGAGTCCGTTGCCATTACTGGAAACATATGTGCTGAAGGTGGGCTTGAACTTGTCCGCGCCGCTTATACTACCGTTGTAATGGGTGACATTCCCTACGCCACTACCAATACAGGCAGGGGCAAACATAGGGCGACGAAATGGAGTGGATACCGGCGTTCGAACAAAACGACCTTCGCTGAAATGAAGGCCATGACTCATATCGACAATTGCGGGGCGAATAAGAGGATCCTGAGTTGAGTTCCACAATAACCGCCCATTTTTCCTGATGCTTACTCCATACCGCTCCGGCGGTCTTGGATCGAGGTTGGCAAAAATACAGAGTTTCACCCGGGCAGAACTGAGGCTAACACCATACTTATCTCCGCTCCGCCCCCATACACTGTAACTGTCTCCGCCGACCCGAACACCAATAGCCAGATCCGGATCGTTCACATAAAAAAAACAGATACAGTTATTCATCGTCAGGCGTGGATCTATCATTGATGGTGTCCAACCCTGGTAAATCGTCACATCTCCCTTGAAATGAAGATGGCTGATCTGTGACTGCTCCGGAATAACAAACAGTTTATTCAGTCCGCCCAACTGGATCCCGTAGCGCGAATTATTCCCTCTGGTATTGACAGGCCATGAAATAACCTGGCTGCGCAATTTCCCAAAAATATGATCGCGTGCTAAGACACTCCCTTCAATCCTGTAGTTTTCACGCCACGTATAGTGATAGTCGATCAGGACTTCCCTGTTTGCATCCAGCCTTGCTGTGACACGCGTATAACCACCGGGTCCTGTAGTTAACGGGAACATAACCACCCTTGCCCAGTCAAACCAGACACTCTGGCTTAGTGATATAAGCCAATCATAGTCTGGCAATACTGTGATACCCGTACGACAGGTTGCCTGACTAATATTATTATTATTCATCATATTCTTAAAAGTGACTTCCTGACCCACAAGGGAAGTACCATTCATTTTGCATAACGTGCTATCGTCGGTAATGGTCATAACAAGACCATCGCTATGTTTTACCGAAAACCCATAACGGGGCATACATCTCTCACGAAAGTTTGTTAATGGAAAGGAATCCGCCGAAGTAGCCAACGTTATTGCGGAACTTACAGCCACTCAGGCATTTGCTGCATTTATCCTTCGTGATATCGGACGTCGGCTGGTCATATTCATCAGCGACCGCCGGACCGTGATAACCGCACTCATCGCCGCGATAGGTCCAGGTGCAGGTGTTGGCCAGCATGATGCGCCCCGGAAAAACAGCACCATCCGTTTCAGTCGGCGTGGACAGCACAAAGCTCGCGTTGACCGCACTCAGTTCGCTGCACTGCTCAATGCGCCAGCGGCTGATCACCTCCTGCTCCGGATCGGCGTCGCTGTTTCCGTTGGCAAAGTTCACCGCATCCAGAAAACGTGCGTAAACTTTACGCCGGACCACCGTTCCGCCAACCAGACTCTGCAGATCTTCCGCCATCCCGGTGACCATGCCGTGCAGATTAGAGACTTTCAGCGTTGGCCTGGCACTGGCTCCTTTGCCGTTCATCTCAAATCCGCTTCCATGAATGGGATAGGCCTGATACTGCCGCCCCTGCCAGGTGACCGGCTCACCTTTTTCGTTCTGCTCATTACAGAAAAAATAACGTTCACCACCGACCTCTGTCAGATCGATTTCCCAGAGCACCACGCTGGCCGACTGCTCCGCGCGGGTGCATTCATTCAGTGTTTCCTGCCGAATATCCTGCATCAGTTCACCACCTGTTTAAACTCCGCACTGAACTCAACACGCAACATATTGACCCGCGATGTCCACTTTGCGCAGGTCACTTTTATCTGCCGGTAGCCATAAGGCGGTGTCCAGAGAAAGGCTTTCCAGCCACCGTGTTCTGCCAGAAATGACTCCAGCGCAGTGGCTTCGTCACGGGAAACTGAAAGCGTCACGCTGTACGTTTTCAAATCTGCATTCAGTCCGGCAGGCGCACGCTGAGAATAACCATCGCCCAAACGCACCTCCCTGAGCGACGGTTCCGAAGCCACATCCATACCTGGCTTCACTTTCCACCTGAAAATTTTCATCGAGCGCCTCCCGATAAGATGCCACCATCACGCATTTGCCCGGTCACAACATCTATCGCAGCCTTGCGGGCTACGTCATAAACAGCCTTCAGCGCCTGTGGCCCTATCTGGCCGTTCGTGCCGTCGTTATTAATCACCACATGGTTATTCTGCTCAAACTTCCCGGACGCCTGTGACCGACTGTCCGCCATGCTGCCCGATGTACCGACATAACCTCCAGTGGCATATCCGCGCATCAGACGGTAGAGATTACCCACACCAATCCGGCTGGTTGCCTCCTTTGTGAAGACAAACTCACCACGATGAACTATCCCGGCTGGCTCAAATTTTCCGCCGCTGCCGGTAAATCCACCTGTAGCAAAACTGAAGCTACCGACGGCGCCACCAAGAGTGCTGATGGCACTTTCGGCCAGCCCGGTCATTGCCTGTTTTACCAGGATTTCCGTCAGCATCGACAGCACCGAACGTGTAAAGCTGCGCCAGTTCTGTTCTCCCCCGGTCAACATCGCCGTCATATTCTGCGCAATACCATCAAAGGTCTGCGTTGCCACACCTTTTACCTGCGACATACTGTCCGTGGCACTCTCTTTCCACTCGCTCCAGCCGGACTTCAGGCCAGCCATCCAGCTCCCACGAAGCTGGTCTTCAGCCGTCCAGGTCTTTTTCTGCTCTGACATGACGTTATTCAGCGCCAGCGGATTATAGCCATACTGTTCCTTCAGGCGCTGTTCTGTGGCTTCCCGCTCTGCCTGCCGGTCAGTCAGACCACGGGATTTTGCATCAATAGCCGCGCGTTTCGCCCGCTGCTGCTGTGCGAATTTCTCTGCCTGCTGCGCCAGCGCATTCAGGCGCTCCTGATACGTGACCTTATCGCCAAGTGCAGCCAGCTGGCGTTTGTACTCCAGCGTCTCGTCTTTATGCGCCAGCAGGGATTTCTCCTGTGCAGACAGCTGGCGACGTTGCGCAGCCTCCTCCAGTACCGCATACTGACTTTCCGCCTTCCACAAATCCCGGCGCTGCTGGCTGATTTTCTCACTCGCTCCGGCATGCATCTCCAGTGTCCGGAGTTCTGCCTGAAGCGCCAGCAGGGCAGCATGAGCAATGTCTTCCTGACGATCACCCGCAGACACCTTCACGCCGGACTGCTTCGGTTTTTTCAGCGTCTCTTCATAGTCCTTTTTCGCTGCCGCCATCAGCGTGTTGTAATCTGCCTGCAGGATTTTCCCGTGTTTCAGCGCCTTATTCAGCTCCTCCAGACGGGCAGTATATTTCTCCAGCGGCGTCTGCAGGCGTTCGTAAGCCTTCTGCGCCTCTTCGGTATATTTCAGCCGTGACGCTTCGGTCTCGCTCTGCTGCTGCGCGTTTTTGTCCTGTTGGGCCTGCTGCTCGGCCTTCTTTCTGGCGGCTTCAAGCGCAAGACGGGCTTTTTCACGATCATCCCAGTAACGCGCCCGCGCTTCATCGTTAACAAAATAATCATCCTTGCGCAGATTCCAGATGTCGTCCGCTTTCTTAAACGCTGCCTCTGCCTTAATCAGCATCTCCTGAGCAGTATCAGGACGGCCAATATCCAGCACCGAATCCCACATGGATTTGAATGCCCGTGCAGTCCTGTCAGCCCAAGTCTCCAGAGTGCCCATGTTCTCTTTCAGGCGTCGGGTCTGGTCATCAAACCCTCTCGTTGCAGCCTCGTTTGCGGCCTTTAGTGCCTCAACCTCGTCGCCGGAACGCTGTAACTGAGCAACATACGCAATCTGCTCCGCCGTTACGTTATGGAACTGGCTGGCCATTGCAATAAGACCAGAAGTCGGGTCTGTGGTCAGCTTTCCGAAGGCTTCTGCGACTTTATCCACCTCTGCGCCCGATGCAGAAGAAAAACGCGCTACACTCTGACTGATGGATGCAATCTGAGCCTCACTTCGTACCCCAGCATTAACCAGCGCACTGAGTGACTCGCTGGTCTGGTTAAACGTCAGCCCTGCCTCCTGCCCCGCTCTGGACAGAACCAGCATACGATCGGCTGTCAGACCCGACTGATTACCGGAAAGGACCAGCGTTTTGTTGAAATCGGACAGGGTTGAGTCGCCCTGGTACCAGGCATACGTCAGCGCACCGGTTGCCACCACCAGCGAGGTGACACCGACCATCGGCAGGGTGATCGCACGGGCAAGCCCCCTGAACATGGGGATCAGCCCGCCGAACGAGTCCTTCACCTGCCCCCCCTGTTGCAGCAGGATGAGCCACGGATTCTGCCCCCCTGCAAGCTGCGTGGCCACGTCGGTGAGCTGCGCAGGCAGCATTCGCATGGCGGCTTTATACTGCCCGACGGAGATCCCCGCTTTCTGTGCAGCCATCGCCTGCCGGTTCATTGACTGTTCAACAACCGCAGCTGTTTTTTTCGCATCAGTTTCCGTACTGGAAAAATGACGCCTGACTCTGGCCATCTGCTCTTCAAATCTGGCGGCATCCAGACTTAAATCAACGACCAGATCGCCTGCCGGTTCAGCCATACCGGACTCCTCCTGCTATCCCCTCAGATTCCATCATCAACATTGCGTCCTCCTCCGTTATATCCTCCACATCAGGAGCAGCACGGCTGATTTCGTTCCCGTCCGGACCAAAACGAACGCCGCCTGCAAGCCCTGCCGCTTTCTGCATCAGCACATCATCTTCAGTCTCTTTTCCAGCCTCACATCGGTTCAGCAGACTGAAATCGAGCGGGTGCATGTCCGGATCGCTGAAAAACAGGCTGAGTATGGTGTACGTAAGCCCGGAAAAATGCATATCCAACAGAGCATCCTGAAAATAATGTGTACTGTAAAAACGGTGCCAGTCGGCATATTCAGTGGATGACATCCCGGCAAGCATGGCGCGCCAGTCGGGCCGCCCCATCTCACGCGCCAGTTTCAGGGCAAAACTCAGCTCACCGTCGAACGCTTTCCCGCAGTAAGAGGCTCACCAGAATCGCCTCCCTCAGCCTGCTCTGTCATATCGTTTATGGCTGGCTCTGACATACCGGACAGACGCATCACCACGTTTTCTGCCAGCGCAATTGCCTCAGCAGGCCAGGTGGTCAGCACTTCCTGCTCAATCTGCATAACCGCCTCATTCATGGAGGCGATCTGCGTCTTCTGCGGGTGGTTATGCCACAGGGACATCGCAACCAGTAACGCCCCAACCCTGATGAGATCCTCCACAGTAACCTCCGGGATGACACCGGATTCAGCCGATTTTTCCCGCTGTTTCAGCCAGGCAAGATGCTCAATGCGTTGTAGCGCTGACAGTTCAGAAAGCGTCACGGCTACGCCGTTATATTCAAATTGTTCTGTTTTCAGGAACATATCTTACTCTCCGACTCATCCCACCGCTTCGGTAACGGTGATTTGTGTAACTACAGCAAACTCACCATTACCGGAAACGACGGGAATATTTACCTTACCTGCTGCGACACCTTTAACAGTGATGATCATGCCGCTGACCGACACGATGGCCTTAGTTTTATCCGCAGATACCGCCCGGAAGCTCTTGTCGGTTGCACCTTCAGGCTGGAATGCCACGGTCAGCGTGGTGCTCAGCCCTTTCACTACCGTGGCGCTGGCCGGCGTCACCGTCATTCCGGTTGCCGCTGTCACCGTGCTGCGATCTTCTGCCATCGATGGACGTCCCACATTGGTCACTTTCACCGTGCGGGTGATCACTTCCTTCGCCGTCACCGCCTTACCGATGCTGCTGACCCAGCCACGGAACACATCGACCGTACCGTTCGGGAAGCAAATTTTATAGCCACGGACTTCGCCACTACCGAACCAGGCAAGCAGCTCCTGTTGTCCCTGCTCCCCCGGTTTCCATGCCAGCGTGAAACTGGTATCCCCAGCAGACTTCTGCCCCTGACCACTTACTGTCCAGTCAGCATCTTCATCATCGAGATAGCTGTCGTCATAGGACTCAGCTGTCAGTTCGCCGGGAGTCAGATCTTTTACTTTTGCCAGACGCGACCAGTCAGCGTCTGAAAGCGGGTTCGCATAAGGATCGCCGCTCCCGTTATAAACCCACAGGGTGGTCCCGGCACCTTTCACCGGCATTGTTGGATTTGGTAAAGGCATATCGTCCTCACATTTCGTAGGTAATGACATAAGTCAGGTCGGCCGAACTCCACAGCCCCGCATCATCGCGCCGGTAGTCATAGCCGCAGGCCACCATACTGGTGATCAAATTTGATAACGCCGGGATATCGCTCATCACCGGGTAAATTCGGGACTCCATCCACGAATCCAACGCTGAATCCGGCACCTGAGCAGGCAGGAAAACTTCAATATGCAGCTCCGCCTGCCAGGTATCGCTGTCCAGCTCTTCACCTGTATATTCAGGACCGCTGAGATAAACGGCAATCGCCGGAAAATCCGCCTCATCAAAAACAGCGGGGCGACCATCAAAAAGCGTCGCCCCAGTATCATGATTCTCCAGTGCATCCAGTACGGCTGCACGGATATCAGTATGTTTCATCGCTTTATCACCATTCTCAGCTGATGCTGCAGCGCATAGCCCAGTTCTTTCGGAAGACGTTCACGCCGAATCCGTTCAATATTCTGTTTAAATGCTGTGGTCAGCGGCCCCGCCATCGGGATTTTCACCACATCAATGGGGTAACGTTTTTTTCCGTCCATACGCTGCATGACATGCCACCGGCTATTTTTCAGTAGCTGAATAAACGCGCCGGGAATACGACGGTTACCCACCACAAGAACGCTGCCGCCACCTTTCAGGGATGAACGCTGCCCCTTTTTACGACGCCTGTGTCGGGACAATGCAACCCGTGCATTGCCCAGCTTTATTACGGGTAAATTCCCCCGGTTAACCTTAATTCTGGCCTGTGGATTTTTGACCGTGGCCTTTTTCAGGCTGACCCTTTCCTTTACCAGTTTCCGGCGTACCTTTGTCTCACGGGCAACCTGTGATGCCGACTGCGATATCGCGGAAGAAGCAACGCGGTTAATGGCCATTACAGCGGCACCGGGCACCGCCGTTTTGCTGATACGGCTGAGGTTTTCAACGGCCTGCTCAAGACCTTTTATGACCATACGTCCTCCTTTCAGCGGCGACGGTTAACGGCAGGCGGCACACCCCGCCCCAGCCAGAGATGACAGCTTCCGCCATCATCCGGCGAAACCCGGTCTATCCAGAAGTTTTCCTCACCGATGGTCAGCGTGTCTCCGCGCCGCAGCTGCCGCACATCATCAGTCCGGACAAACAGGGACGGGCTGGAGCCTTCAACGCGCACGCCCGGTCCGGCATAGCTGATATTTTCAGGGTCATCAAAAACACCACGAATCACAGCACCAAACAGATAACCGGATGTCATGGTGGCTGACATTCCCATGTGCTCGCGTATCGTTTCGTCTGCGCGGGCAAGGGCAGCATCGAACAGATTGTCAGACATCGCCACTCCCGAATTTTTCCGCAAGTCCGTCAGCCAGCAATGCTGGCACCACCGATGCATTGACCAGAACAACGCGTCCGGCAGGCGCAAACGTCAGCATTTTCCCTGTCGTGGCATCACAGGCTGGCATATGTGCCGTTTTCAGCATCCGTAAACGAACAGGAGTCCGCTCAGAATACGCCTCCTCACGGTGCTCCTCCACGGATTCATCATGCGTATCATCCTGTCCAGTCCCTTCCTCATCGTAGCCCGCGGCTTCCTCTTCCCATTCCGCCAGGCGCTGCTCAAGATCGGCTTTTGAACCTGAAATTTCGGCCTCACGCCCCAGTATTACCGCCAGCGCTTTCAGGCGTTCAGTCATCTGCTCTTTTGTCATCTCGCATATCCCGTATACATAAAGAAAAAGGCGGGGTTATCCCGCCTTTACCTCATTTAACCTGAACCACCACAAACGCATCCGGGTCCGGCAACACCATCAAAGGCGCAGACTGCGTCATGGTATATTCGCAGCCAGGATCACCCACTTCCTCCCAGTGTTTCGGATAACGAGTTGCAGAAGTAATCCCTTCGCTCAGCGCCTGGTTATCCTGGATCGCGCCATAGCAACGAGCCCCTTCGGCCTGCGTGTTGCCCAGAATCAGGGTGCCTTCCGGCAGATAACGCTGCTCATTCCCTTCTTCATCGACATAAGTCGTTTTGGCCACCACGATGGCCAAATCGCCGTAATAACCCTTAAATGAAACCACAGAACCCAGGTCTTTCAGTGCAGTTTCCAGCTCAGATTTAGAACCACGACGGGTGTCCAGTTTTTCACGGAACAGTTTAAAGCCGTTCAGCATACGCCAGACCGTGCCATCCATAATGGCGATATTGATCGTCCCGGATGCAAAATCGCAGTACGTGTCCAGATCATGTGTCGGATCAAAGGTGTCAGCGTTCTGCTGTGACCATTCACGCCCCCCCGCCTGCGTGATGTTATTGTCAACTGAGCGCCCAAAATCCACTTCCACTGTTTCAAACTGCTCACCGCTCATGGTGTACTTACCATGCAGAACAGCACTAACAGCCTGCATTTCTTCCACCTGTACAATGGCCTGCTCTTCCTGTTTCAGGTTATCGGTCAGGATACGCAGACGGCGGTAGGCAGGATCATTAAGACGGGCCGGATCTTCTCCCGGCAGACGTTCCACCGCCTGCTGATAATCAAAGCGGTGTTTCGGCTTCACATAGCCAGGACGTAACACTCGGGTTTCACCACCACGACTGCGCAGCGCTTTACCTGACACAATGGGTGATACGTACGCCGCCACCGGCGTTTTTCCGGTGATTTTATCCAGCATCACTTCCTGAGTATGGAAAGTGATGGTGCGACGAAAGAACAACTCCAGAAATAGCGCACGGAATTTCACTTTCTGCTCGGTGTAGCCGAGCAGCTGACGCGTGGTAAATAACCCCATAATTTTTCTTTCCTTTAAAACACAAACAGGTCGCATCGCGACCCTTTTTTTTCAGTTAAGCTCTTCACTGTCAGACGTGGCTGACAGCACTGCCCACAAACGCGTTTGCTTTTTTCACTGCATCGACCGAATCAGGCCAGAGCAGCGATTCAGTAGCAAACGTACCGCTTTTGTAATACGTCAGCGTGGACTCAGTCCCGGCAAGTGCCAGCGTCAGCACCCCCACTGCCGTTCCGGCTTTCTGACCGTCCCAGACAACCAGTTTACCGTTGGTATCATCAAGCATCAGCGGAGTCAGGGCGGGCGTGGCCTCACTGATGCCACTGCTGGCTGTTGCGGTATACGCGGGATCGCTTCCGGCAAAAATACGCGCATCCGCGCGCTTTTCTGTTATGGTTTCAATCATTTTTCACAAACCCCTGATTTATCTGAATCGCTGTTGCCGTTTAAGGCATGCTTAACAGCATATTTTCCTCCCCGCTTCCGGCAGCACCTCCACCAGAGACCGCACAGGGAGAATGTTGCGCCATAAAACGATCAAACAGATTTTCCTGGGTCAGCTGCGATGCCTGGGGTGCTGCCGCCAGCAGCGTTTTGGCCTGCTCTACCGTCATTCCGGGCTGTCCGGCCAGCACCTGCGCCAGCTGTTCGCGTCCTTTCGCTTCAGGCAACGCCATAATTTGTTCGCCAGCGCCGGCGCAACCTGCCGCAGGGGCCGCCGCCAGCAGCGTTTTCGCTTGCTCAACCGTCATTCCAGGCAGTCCGGCCAGCTCCTGCGCCAGTTGTTCGCGTCCTTTGGCTTCCTGACAATTCAGTATCCCCATCACCCGCTGATTTTCCTGGGCTACCGCTTCAGCAACGGTGAGATTTTTAACTGTCATCCTGTCCTCCTGTGTAACTGATTTATTCAGCGCAGAAACCATCACATCGACAGCGTCTGCTGCATTAATTAACTGGTCAGCCAGCCCGATATCAATTCCGGCCAGACCGTCATAAACGGCGGCTTCCGTTTTCATGACATCCTCAGCGCTCAGCCCCGTATAAAGTGCCACCTTGTCGACAAACATCTGACGCGCTTCATCAATACGGCGCTGAAAATCATCACGCACACCTGCTGGTAACGCATGAATGCTGTTGCCATCAACCTTGTGATGCCCGGAATAAATGAGCGTAATGTCCACCCCTTCCTGCGCTAGTTGTTTCTCGTAACTGGTATGCGCCATCATCACGCCAATCGAACCAATTTTTGCCGTCTGCGTAATCAGGCGACGGGTACACGCTGACGCCAGCAACATGGCTGCTGAACAGGCCATGTCATTACATAATGCCCACACAGGCTTCTGTTCCCGCAAACGGTAAATCATGTCAGCGCAGTCAAAAGCCCCAGCGGCCTGCCCGCCGGGGCTGTCTATATCCAGCAAGATGCCACGCACCTCCGGATCATTTACCGCCTGCTGAAGACGAGCCGTCAGGCCGTCATAGCCAGTCATACCGGAAAAAGGACGAAGCGTTACCAGTTTATGTACCAGCGTTCCGCTGACAGGCAGAATGGCGACACCATTTTTCACCTGGTAGCTCTTTACCGGACGCTGACCGCAAGCCATGTAGTCGGTTACCGCCAGTTGCATACCGTCTGTATCCAGCTGGACGTCCTGCTGCGGAACAGCAAGACTGCCCGCCCCAATTTCCTTACCCAGCGCGCAAAAGAAAACCCGCGCATAGGCGGGTTCCAGTAATAGCGGCTCATTAAATGCCATTGCGGCAATATGCGATAAATTACGACGCATCGCCTTTTTCTCCCGTGGCCTGTCGGATCTGCTGTTGAAATGTGTCCTTTATCCAGATAGGCCGCGGAAGACCGGCAGCCTGTCGCTCCTGGCTTTCCCGCAACTGCTGGCTGAAAATTTCCTGATAGTCATCCCCCATCAGTGCCAGTTCCTTCTCGTACGTGCTCAGGCCGCCTTCAATGCGCATCACCGCCTCCTGCACTTCCTTGAGGCCATCAATCGCCATGCGACCGGCGCCTATCCACTCAGCACGACACCATCCGGAACGAGCCTCCCAGAATGAAAAACGGGATTTCGGCGGGCGAATCACTCCCCGAATCAATGCTTCCTCAAGCCAGCAGGCAAACATTTGTGATGCCAGGCGGCTGGCCACAAATTTTCGTTTCCCCATAAAATACCGCCACGACTCATTGGCTGAGGCCCTGGCACTGGAATAACTGACCTGAGAATAGTCACGTGAAAGCTGCTCATACGACACGCCAAGACCGGCTGCAATGTAACGTAACAGCGCTTTTTCAAGTTCAGAGAAACCATTATCTGCATTCTGCGCGGTCTGCAGATTCAGTGAATCCCCCGGATAAAGGTGCGGTATACGCACACCGCCAATCTTAATTTTGTTGACAGCGTAATAACGCGCATAACCTTTCATGATAGTGGTCAGAGGGTTTTTACCGCCTTCACCTGCTCCGGCGATATATTCAAACGCTTTTTCCGAATCCAACGTGGACTCAATAGTGGCAGCATACATGGCCCGCACCACAGCCGACTGCAGCTGCGTTGCCTGCAGCGTATCCAGCATCTTGAGGCGTTCCATTACGGAATAAAACTGATTGGCGCCGCGTGTCTGACCGTCCTCCATGGGCTGAAACACATGAATCATTCCCGGCCGCCCAGAGGGAAGTGTGGCCGCAATCCGCGTCCATTTGCTGACGCTGTAGCCGGGCCAGTCATCATCCTGAACATGGTAGGCCAGCGCCTTTCCGTGTCGGTTGATTTCCACCCCAGCACGCATAAAACGATCGCCGATGCCATAACCAGGCGAACTGATACGTTTCGGACTGATGGTTTTGAATTTTGTCCTGAATAACGTGGTTGACTCAGCGTCCCATACCGGCTGAACAAAAATCTCTCCATTGAAAGTGTGGACCCCCACGCCTTCACGAATAAACTCGGTGAAAGAGCGCCGCCCCTCCACATCCATCGTGCCAAATGTCGGGTCACAATACTCCATCCAGGCATCCTCAACATCCTCGATAAAGGCGTTGGAATCCGATTCCGACATACCCAGCCAGCGCCAGTTTGGCCGGTAACTCAGACGAAACATGTTTCCGACGATATGATCTTTATGAATTTCCACAGCATTGGCGGCTATACCGTTATTGCGAACCAGATCATCGGCGCGAGCGTTACCCAGTTGGATGGAGGGTAGCAGCGCTACATCAGCACTTTCCGGCACAGGCAACCATTCTGCAAGCTGCCCGCCAAATCCGGTGCCACTACCGGAATACCCCATGCTCTGCCGCAGGGGGTGCCCATGAATATCCACCAGTTCCGCGTTCATAGTCCCACTCCCACGGGGCCACGGCGGCGTCCAGCCACGCCAAGCGCGCTTTCCAGTTCTTCAATATATTGTCGCAGCTCACCAATTGTTGCCCGCGAATACTGAACCTGCCTGCCATCCTTGCTGACAGAAACCACAGTCCGACCGATCATCAGTTCATGTAACGCGCGGCGGGCATCGCAAAGCATTTCATGCGTATAAATCATCGTTTATCCTCCACTCAGTGCAGCCGCGATTTCTTCCAGACTCATATCATCTTCGGCCTGCTCATCTCTTCTGGCACGGGCCAGCGCGTCAAGGTCCAGTTGCCACCGCTGCACTGAAATTCGTAACGCTGCATAGGCATATACCAGACAATCCAGAGCTTCATTGCGCCGCCCTTTTTTATCCCACAGCAGTTTCACCCGCCCGTTAACCACCTTTTCGACCAGTTCTTCTGCCACCAGCTGCTTCGCCTCAACAGCTGAAAAAACATCCGGGTTATCCGGAAAATGAAAGGTATATGGCGCAGCCTCGCTGACAGAGACCACCGGAAGGGCAAAACGGGCATACAGCATGTCTTTGACAGTGTCAGAGCCCACCTCACACAAAAACACTCCGCGGTGATTTCGCTTTTTGGGCATGGTGATCACCGGCTTGCCGTACACTGACGCCCCTTTAATAGGGAGCACAAAAAAAGTGCCGTGCTTTCTGGAGCGCTGATACACGATGTCCTGATCAATACCGCCGGTATCCCAACAGACACGAGAAACGAACATTTCTGTGCCGTCAGCATGACGGTATTTTTTTCTGATCACCGCATCAACGCGCTGGAGAGTATCTTCATCCTCCGGTCGCCCCATGATGATCTGCTTATCAACCAGAAAGGCTTCTTCACCTGGCGCCCAGCCCCAGACATAAATTTCATAGCGATTTTTCTGGGAGTCGATCCCGGCGGTCAGATAAACCACACGCATGGGAACCTGCGCACCGTAATGACTGACTTTTTCCAGCAACAGTTCAAAACTCAGTTTTTCCGCCACAGCCTCTTCATACGGCTCGCCCAGCGTGGTGTTAATAAAAGTTTTAACGCCGTTCGGATCCTTTAGCGCATCCAACCAGTCATAAACAATCTGCCCCCAGGTGGTGAACGGGCTGTAGGCCGTCCAGATGTGGTACGAGATTGTGCGCGGTGGCGGTATCTCTTCATCACCCGCGCTGTAAAAGGTCAGGCCATCCCGTGTCCACATACCGGTGTTCTCGCAGATCCAGCGACAGTTGCTCTGGTCAAGTTCAGACTGATGGATGACACAGCCGTTATGCTCGCACAGGTAATACACCGTTTCCGGTCTCCCCTTTTCCCATTTCAGGCCAAACGGCGTGGCATCATCGCCAAACTTCAGATACTGGGGCTCACCACAATGCGGACACGGCACATGAAACCGCATGAAATGCGAAGATTCATTCGCGGCCCTTTCAATCTGGCAAGAGCCTTTTATTTTTGGCGTGGATCCGCGTATAGATTTAGGCCATACCGAACCTTCAATACGTTTATCGCCAAGCAGCGTCGGTGAACCTTCTTTTTCCACATCCGGTTCAAACGAGGAGAGTTCGTCATAACAGACCACATCCACAGATTTTTCACGGTAGTTTTTGGCGGCAGCACCGCCCAAGCACCAGAATCCCACTCCCGATGAAAAACGTTTCAGGGTAAGCGTATTGTCGCGATGCTTTCTCCCGAACCATGGAGCCAGCTCCAGCAATACAGGAACATCCCTTATCGTCGGCTCAACATGGGATTTCATAAAATCTTCGGCTGCAGAATCCGTCGGCTGGAAAAGCAGGCTGTTACGGGATTTGTGCTCAATAAAATAAGCTTCCACCCCCAGCAGCATTTTGGTGTAGCCCACACGTGCCGATTTAATCAGATTAACGGTGCGAATCTGGTCATTGCCCATACTGTTCATGATGGCAATCTGAAATGGTAGTGTTTCCCACTTTCCGGGTGTGTATGAAGACTCTTTCGGCAAATAATAATGCCGATCTGCCCACTGAACGACCGTAAGGGGAACCGGAATGTTGAGGGATAAAAGACCTGTAGCTATCGCACCGACTGCGTTAGCCGCCTTCTGTGCGTCTGAAATCATCGATCCACCTGCCTACGTTCTCACCGGCTTTAGCTGCAACATTGGAGGCTTTCGCGATTTCAGTTTTCACCACATCAAGATGTGCCGGCGAGATGTCCGGATATTTCCGTTGTAATGTCAGCGGCACACGCACAAGGATCCCCGATATCTCCTGTGCCACACGTTGCAGAATGTAGGTAAATAGTTCAGTTTCCAGTACCAGGCTTTCCTCTCGGGCATTCTTCAGTTCCTGTGCGTCAGCCTGCGCTTTAGTAAGTCGATAGCGCTCATAATCGATGGTACCGGGTTGTAAATCAGATTCAGCCGCCGCTCGGAGATCTGCATTTTCCTGACGAAGCTTTGCATTCTCGATGTCTTTTTCCCGCTGCGCGTACCACTCAATTGCTTCAGCAGAATTGAACATAGCCTCAACGCCTTTACCTCCCCCTGACAAAACCTTCAGCCCCTGACTTTGCCAGCCGGTGATTGTTCTGACATCGCACTCAAAAATCTCAGCAAGTTTCTTTTTGTTAACCTTCACAATACAAATCCCTCATAAAAACAAGAAAGGATCTTAAAACGCTTTTTTTAGCAAAAAATCGCCACGGCCTGATCCTTTCTTTTTCCAAATAAAAAATTGTGAAACAACAGGTTAGCCAGAAGAAGAACGGATCTGCTTTTTCCCTGAAAATTTTCATAAATAGTGAAAACGCGCGAGGTCGCCGCCCCTCGGCGCTCAAGGTTCTGGAAAGGACCCGTGCCCTTTCGATGACAGAACTACCGGACTATCCATGCCAGGATGTGACGACAACATTAGTTTCTCCCTCCGCAACACGACACCAGAGTACAAGCGGTGGACTAACAGCAATCGTTGTCGAAAGCGTATGCCAGGCTGAATCCACTTCAGGACGCATTGCCGAAGCACGAAATTGCAGCGGAGATGCCATGCTCCCAGCCATGGGCTGTACAAATGCATGCATAGTTCCGTCAGTTATCTGAACGGGTTCCTGACCTATTTTCACACGGCAGGTTTCGCCGGGAGTAACAGTCGCAGTAATCGCCAT